CAGAATAGACGTGCTCGATACCGTTCAGCAGTGGCTGAAGAAGGCTTCCGACGATTGTGCCGATGCCTGCGGTCGCCTTTGCTTTCAGGATGTCCAGCCGGTCGTTGGCGTCATCCATTGCGTTGACCACATCGTTGGACATGATCAGGCCCAAGCGTCTGGCTTGGTCCGCAGCCTCTGAAAGGCTCGTGGCCATTGCTGGAATCAGTGCACCAGCGCTTTTGCCTGCCAACAAACGGAATGGTGCAATGAGGTTTTGCGGGTTGGCTTCACCTTCAAATGCTTTTCCGATCTTCAGGAAGACATCCTCGATCCTGGCCGATTTTATTTCCTGGGCGGTGACGCCAAACCTAGCGAAGGCATCGAGCAGGCCTTGGTCACCACCAAGAGCCTTGCCTCTGGCTATGGTGATCTTTTCCAAAGCTGCAGCCACTTCCTCCAGTGAGCTGCCGCCCAATTCAGCGGCAAACTTCATTTCCTGGAGAAACTCTGCAGAGACTCCAAGCTGCGCCGATAGGTCATTGAGCTTTCCGGCTGTTTCAATGGCCTGAAGCCCAAACTCGGCCAGCTTATCGACAGCAAAGATGCCTGCCAGCGTTCCAGAGATGTCCCGACCAATTCCCTTGGCCAGCGATTGCGACCGTTTTAGACCTGACTCGAAATTGGTGCCATCGAGCCCCAGCTTCGCCAGTAGTGAGAAGATCGCCATGGGTCAGTTGTTGATTGCCTGCTGCTGCTGTGCCCAGCGCCAGAGGGCCTCGTCCTTCGGGCTCCACAGCTCCACATCGCCGTGAGTCTCAGCCCTGGCCAGGACAAGGCGCTCGGCGTCACCGATTGGCATGGCCAAGACAGTATCCTCACGCAGGCCGATGTCCATGCAGCAGGCGAGCATTCGCTCGGGCCACGGCATCGCCAGCATCCTGCCCTTGCCCGGTTTGCTCAGGATCTCGGGCGCCGTCGACTGCTCCGACATCCAGGCGTTCCATTTCTCGAACTCTTGGTCGAATGACAGGCGCTTTGTGCGTTTCGACCACAGCCAAATGGCCAAGCCTCGCAGCGGCGAACGCATTGCCTTCAGAGACTCGCAGACGGGCTGGGAGCACACCAACACAGCCTGCATCAGGTCGGCGCGTCCTACGGGGCCTCCACAGACCAGCGGCGAGCCAATACGGTGCAGCACCAGAGAATGGCCGACAGAATAAGGCACCAGGCGCAGCCCCATCACAACGGGACAGGGCGGCGCCGTGGCGTTCAGGATGTCGGCCAGGCCGGTCACAGGTTGGTCGCGGCGCCAGAGGCGGTCAGGTTGGTGTAGCGCTTCAGCGTGATGGTGCCGGTGGCTTTGCCGGTCTGGGTCGTCTTGATCGACCCGCCGCCAGCATAGATCCAGCGGTTTCCGGTCGCCGCATTGATGGCATCAGCATATCCACCGATCTCGATGACCGGGGCTCCGGTGATGACGCAGGTGCCGTTGACGTCGGGAAGACTGGCGGCCAGGAGTGCGTTTGCGGTAGAAGCGCCAGAAGGGATGAAGTTGACGGTGAGCGTCAGGCGGTTGTTGTAGCCGATGTGGCCGACAACCTCGCCGGCCGAGTTGCGCACCTCTTCGGTGTCGGCCTCGTGCGTGATGTCATAGGACTCGATATCGGGTGAAACGTATCCGGTGACAACGAGAGCGCCCGCTGCATCATAAAGAGCCAGCGAGGCCGGTGATCCAAAAACGTATTTGCTGCCCTGAGTGTTAGCCATGGTGATGGGTGGTTATGTGGTTGCCGAACAGTAAAGCGTGAATGTCCTGGTGAACGTCCTGGACCTATTGGAAATGGAGGATGCCCCGAAATCAAGGGGGGCTGCGAATTGGGCCGTAAATGGCCCGCCAGCGTCGTTTGTGGCCGCATCCAGGACGGAGGCCCCGGTCTGGTCGAAGAGCGGCAGGATGCGATTGTCGAGCACCTGTACGGTGGTCAGCACGTCGTCCTCGTCGGTATCGTCGGCCGAGAGCTGCAGCTCGACCTCAATTTCAACCTCACAGGTAAGATCGGTGCGCTGCACCGGCCTGGCCGAATTGCTCGAGACAACCAGCCGCGGGAAGTTTGGCATGGTATCCTGCTCATCCGGGTCGTCATACAGGCCGCGGCTGTAGGACGTCAGGCACGTCGGAGTGCCGGCGCCTGAGGCAGACCAATCGGCGGCTGCCAGGTAGTCGGCGACAGCCTTCTCAGCTCTTAGGGCGACGGCGTTCATTTGATGTCGATCCCGTTGTCCTCCAGCACCTTGCCGTTGGCAAGCATCGCCTCGGTCATGTGGTTGGTCAGCTCGGCCAGCTCGTCATCGAGAGCCTTCTGCATGGCCGGGTTGTATATGCCGGCCACCCGGTTGTACTGGTTGTCAGCGATTCCGGAGCGCATCGAGACGAATGCGGTCGGATTCCAACCTGGGACAGCCTGGACGCCGTGCGCCTTGGTGCCCTTGTGCACCGCCACGTTCTCCTCCGGTAGGCCGTATTGATTCGCCAAGGCAACCAGGGCCGCGTTTGTCTTCTTCGGCGCCCTGTAGCCTGCAGGCTTCGACAATGGCTTCCACTTCGGGCTTTGAAACTGGGTGAATCCCCGGTTGTAGATCCGGATGGCCTTCACCACCGCGGAGCGCAGGTAGCCGACCGAGGCAATGCTCTTACGCATCAGCGACCTGGCTGTCTCTTTCATTTCCTCGCCGTAGAGACCGCGGCGCCCGGCCTTCGCCTCCCGTGCCTGGGCGATCAGGTGCACCCGGCGAAGCAGGCGGGACCGGCCGATGCGCTTTCCGGTCTTCTTGCTCTTCCGGTTCACGTCGCCTAGAGGCTGGCCGAGATAGTCAGCAATGCGGCGCCGCTCAGTCGACGGACTCTTCGGCGGCACCAGTACAAACAGGCGGACCAGTAGATAGAAGAACCTGGCGTTTACCGCCTTATGCAGGTCCCGCTTGGTCGTCAGCAGGTATTGCTTCAGCGCGGCGTCAAACCGGCTGGTGTCGACGTCCATGTAGACGGCAGGCCTCATTTGGTCTTGGCCCCCAGTTCCAGGCTGTAGTAGGCGCCAGAGGCGTCGACCCGGCATGACAGGATGCGCAGCGTGCGCCCCTGGTACACCAGTGTGCGCCCGACCACCGGCCTGGGCTTGCAGAAGGTCAAGGCGATGCGGTCGGTGTTCTCCAGCAGGACGAATCCGGAATCCTCACGCTGCAGCCTCGAGAAGGTGGTGCCCTGGTCGAGGGTGTACAACGTGGTATCCATCGAGACCAGCGTGCTGTCGCAGGTCTTCCAGTCGGAGAACTTGACCAGGATCCTCGATGTCACGTTGTCCTGGAAACCACCGGCCACCGGGTTGTTGGCGTCGGTGACGGCGGCCGGGATGCACCGGATCGAAGATCCCTGCCAAATGAACATCGGCGCCCCCAGCATCTGCTGGAGCACCGTCATGCCCTGCTGGAGACTTGATCCGATGGTGGTCATCAGGAGGCGAAATAGGTGCCGGAGATCAGGAGCCTGCTGGTGGCCTGGAGATGCCCGGCCAGGCTAGTGACGTCCCCGGTCTCGTAGGCGTAGAGCGTGGCGTAGGACGTCCCGCCCACAGACTTGCCGATCACCGCGGTCTTGGCCTGGGTGGTGGCATTGTCGAGCCAGATCGCAAGGGCGGCATCGTAGGCCACGCCGTCAGGCAGGCTGAGGCGGAGATCGCCGGTGGCTGAACCGGAGACAGAATTGACAGTGATGTCAGCGGTGAAGGTGGTGACGAATCCGATGGAGGTGTGCCTGGCCGCGTTGACCGTGTAGGTGAATGTGCGGCCGCCACCGGAATCGGTCAGCGTCGGAACCCATGTGGTCGGAGATACCAAAGGCAGTGAGGCGTACAGCTCGTCGAAGTTGTCGTTGATCTTCTGCCCGGCGCCCCGAAGCGTGTCTCCGGTGTTGTCGTTGGCGATGGTGCCGATGTTGATGGTTTGCTGGGCCATGTTAGTTCTTGGGAAGGACGTACCAGCCGGCAGGAAGCGTCACTTTGGACGGCCCCACCAGCTTCTTGTCTTTGTCGAAAGCATAGATGCTGGCCTTGATTGGCTTGGCAAGCA